GGGGTATATATATGCAACCACACACAATTTTTCAATTTTTCAGAATAGGTTGTTAATTAGCTACCCATACCGTGGGGGTATATATATGCAACCACACACAATTTTTCAATTTTTCAGAATAGGTTGTTAATTAACTTGCGTATATTTTTTCAATTTTTCAGAATAGGTTGTTAATTAACTTGACCCGCTTGCATTCTCATGCTCATACCACTATTATAAAAGCATGTTTGAAATTAAACCTCCTGAGATGCGAACCTTGAACGATAATACTCTGGCATTGCTGGCGTATGATTCGGTATTGTCTAGTGATACACTAGCGACAGTCTGCGAAAGATATGAACTGACGACAGGAGAGTATGATGATCTGCTGGCTAACAACAGTTATTTCAGATCAATCAGGGAGAAGGTACATGCAGAAGCTAAGTCGGTAGATGATGACGCGGGGTTCTCCCTTAGAATTCGCAAGTATGCAGAGGATGCGCTACCCATCATGGAAGATATAATGAAGCGGGATGACGTGTCGCCAGAATTGAAGGCTGGAGTATTCAAATCCTACTTGTCGTACATCTCATCAGAGCATAAGATTACAGCAAATGGGAAGAATGGTGGTGTTGGTACAGTTGTTCAATTCGTGTTAGACGATAGAATCAGAGGTATTGGTGCTACTATTGAACATGCTGGCTAGTAAAGAATAGAGAACGGAGTGTAGTTCAGCTTGGTAGAACGCATCGTTTGGGACGATGAGGTCATAGGTTCAACTCCTATCACTCCGACCAGTTACCCAACCTAATCAGGTGATTTAGCTATTGCCATGCAGTATCTACTGTTGACGTTAGGTTGGTTTTTATTAAGTAAGAAAGGGAAGAAATAATGGAAGGGGTGAAGAATTATCCGATGGCGACAGATCAAGTAGATCAAGAACCTGCGATCACAAAAGCAATGCTGAAAGAGCAGTTGAAGGAATACCAGAAAGGTTACGAGCAGTTGAACAAACGCTTGGAAATCTCAAAGTTCGTAGTTGAGAACTTCCCTAAATGGGGCGGTGATACGCAACCTCCTATCCCACCAGAAGACTTGTTCAAAGTTCTAGGTGCAGCATTTGTGGATGTAGAGCGAGTTGAAGAAGCAGTATCGGCAACAGCAGAAGCCATTGTTGAATTGAAGAAGCAAATCAAAAATGCGGTAGACTAATAGGTATGGGCGCATCAATCAATTACGCACCGACTGAAACGGGACTAGCGTTCCACAACAGTGAGGCGAAGGTCAAGGGGATAGCAGGGAGTCCTGGGTCAGGTAAGTCTGTAGCATGTGCGATGGAGATAATGTACATTGCAATGCGTCAGAAGCCTGACGACAATAACATCAGACGCATACGTGCTGGGGTTATTCGTACTACCTACCCTGAGTTGAAGAAGACAACTCGTAAGACTATCGTTGATTGGTTGCCGCCTAATTCAGGCAGGATTACAAGCTCTGCACCCATGGAGGGCATCATCACGTTTGGTCTTGGTGATGGCACAACTGTTGAGATTGATTATCAGTTCCTTGCATTGGATACGGAGAACGATTTAAAAAAGCTAGACTCGATGGAACTATCCGTCATCTACCTTAATGAAGCGAACCACATGTCCGAGGCGCACTTCATCAAGTGTCTTGAGCGGATTGGTCGCTTCCCATCCCCGAAGGACGGAGCGATGTGTTCCGAACCTACACTCATTATTGACTTCAACCTTCCTGGGAAAGAGCATTGGCTCTATCAATACCTTGTGTTGAAGGACTTTAAAGAAACACCTAAGTTCACCAAGTCACAAATTGAGCTATTCATCCAACCACCTGCTGTGTTCTGTGAGAACTTCAGTGCCGTTGAGCGTGGGGAAGAAGAACCTGTGTACGTGATGAATGAGAATGCCGAAAACTTACACAACCTACCTGATGGGTACTATGACATTCAGCTTGCCATGAATACATGGGAGGTGACGAAGGCTAGACTCTTAATGATCTGGACGAGTCAGAAGTTGGGTAAGACCATTCATCCTGAGTTTGACATAGATGTTCATGTGTCGAAGGGGAGCTTGGAGATTGTACCGCATGAACCTGTATTCATTGGATTAGATCAGAGTGGGGTTCATCCATGTGCTACGTTACATCAGTTAGTTCGTGGACAGCAACGTGTGTACCGAGAGATATTCGGCAACGATACTTCTCTTGATGACTTCGTACAAGGACTGTTACTTCCTGCACTGGCGAAAGACTTTCCTCGTTGTGAGACGTTGGCGATACTTGACCCGTCTAATACTCGACAGAGTAACGGTGGAGTGTTGCTTGCGCCTACCGCCATTCTGCAAGACAAGTACGGTATTCGTTCGATGATTGCCCCAGGTGGTAACGCGATGGACACACGGATAAGTGCCGTATCAAGACAGCTTCGTAGACGTGATGCGCTAATCATTGACCCATCATGTAAGATGTTAATCGAAGGGCTAGATAGCAAGTATGTGTTCAAACATATACGTGGAATGGACGGTCAAGTCATTCATATAAAGAAGAAAGTGGACAACCAATGGGGTCATTACGTTGATAGTTTTCAAAACGTAGTGCTGTTTGTAAACAAACATTTTGCAGAAAGTCAAGAAGAGACTATCATAGTGCGACGAAAGAGGTTATTATAATGTCAAAATACTATGACGATTATCCTACACATGATTATGAGTATGATCAATCAGGTTGGAGATAGACAAATAAGAACGCCCCAGCAGGAACTGAGGCGTAGAGGTAAGTAACATCACAAAGGCATTGCTTATTACAGCTATTAGTATACCTAACTAAATTGAGATTGCAAGTGCCAACTAAAACAACAGAGAAAAAAGGGCAAGTTAATAACCTTGACCCTATTGCCAAGCTTGTAGCTACACGTTATCGTGAGGCTAAGATGTGGCGTGGCACTGATATGATAGGTGGTTCTAGCGTGGACACTGTGTTAGCTAGAGCATATAACCAGTATCACAGCATCCATGACGCTTGCGATGCGGAGCTGGTAGCAGATTCAGGTGTCGATGCGTACCCTTCTATCACACATCAAAAAGTAAATACGCTTACCGCATTCATGCGCGACCTTGTGTTTTCAAACAACGATAAGTTCATAACTGCAATTCCTACCCCGATACCAGACCTCTCCGAGAGTGGCAAGCTTCAAGCACTTGAAGCGGCTAAGGCAACATTGCGTGGTCAACAACCAACAGACCAAGCAGGTCTTGAAGAAATGCTACGTCATGTCAAAGACCAAACAATGCACGAAGAGATGACAATCGCACTCAAACATTCAACACACCAAGAGAAGGTGATGAATGACGTGTTGGTTGAGACTCGTTTCAGACATGAGTTGATGGCACACCTGCATCACGTAGCACTAGACCCGTATGCTGTAATGGTAGGGTCGATCAAACGTGGCGAGACTGTATTGCAGTATTCGGGTAATAGGCTTGTTGAGAAAAACAAAAGCAACTACTACTTTCATAACGTAGACCCTCGTGACTATTACTATTCGTCTGATGCGAGAGGTCATGGTACTGGTGCATATGAGATAACAGTCGAAACGATGAGTCGCGGCAAACTGTATGACATTCGTAATTCTAAAGGTTGGATTCAAAGTAACGTAGAGAAGTGTATCGAAGACTTCTCCACAAATAAACATTATGATTGGTTGCAGATGGGAGACTCGCGGGAATCCACATCTATTATTCCATGGGGTACAACTGATAGTATTAAAGTGCTTCGTCATTTTGGTGTAATTTCTGGAAAAGAGCTTAGACCATTTGGGTTTAGTCTTGACGATGATAAGTTCTACGAGACGATGGCGTTGGTGTGCGGAGAGTACACATTGAAGATCGAAGTGAACGTAGACATGACGGCACAACGTAGACGTATATACACTACTTCATTTCAACGCAGTCCAGATAGAATCGCAGGATTCGGACTTGCTCAACTGCTCAGAGACATTGAGCGTATGTATCTAGCCGCAGTTAGAGCTACTGTTAGTAACATGGGTTACGCATCTGCTCCAATGGGTGAGGTTGACTTGGCGAGAGTCCAACGTCATATGGCTAAGGAAGAGATAGGCTCTGTGTTTCCTGGAACAATGATGCCTGTTGACCCAGACATTACAGGTGGGAGTAGGCAAGCGTATAACTTTTATAACCTGCCAAATAACACAGCGTCCTTTGCTAATTTGATAAATTATTTCATGGAGTTGGCTGATCGTCATTCAGGATTACCTGCAATGTTACACGGTCAACCGATTGGTACAGGAGCTAACCGTACATTTAGGGGAATGATGGCATTATATTCTAATGCTATGAAGGGCGTACAGTCTGCCTTTATGAATATTGATGATGATATTCTCAGTCCGTTGGGACAGAACTTACATTATGTATTACATAAAGAGCATAATTTTAAAGGTGATTCGAGCGTACAAGTTTTGGGACTAGCAGGTTTGTTGAAACAACAAATTAAACAACAGACTGCCATGGAGAATCTACAATTAATTAGTCAGATTGCGGCATCTGCACCCGATAGCCTCCCAGGAACTACAATGGAATGGACAATCGGTGAGGTTCTTAGAACTTCTGGTGTACCAGATAGTGTAATCGACGCACCCAAAGCACAACCTGTACCTTCTACAATCCCAGAAGGTTAAACGAATTAAGGAAGTTAGAATGAATGTTAAGTTAGATGGTGATGGAGTTAATGTAGGTGATGTGTTATTCGACAGTGTTAGCGGTATAACTGCTAAGGTAGTTGAGGTTTCACAAAGCAACATGGCTTTGTCAGAAGACGGTCACGTATTTGCAGTAGGTGAAGACGGATACTTGAATGGCGTTAAGCGATTTTGGTGGCACAACCCTGTACTGTTCATCCCTAAAAAACGCGATGCACAGAAGATTGTAACATTACGCGCGATTAGTAAAGTGATAGGTAGTTGTAGGGCGGAGGATAAGTGACATGGCTGGAAAGTTAGTAAGTAAATCTTGCGGATCGTTTGATGATGCAAGCAATGCGGTCATTATTAGTGAGGTTGGCACACAACATAAGTTGTTCGATGGTACATCGGTATCAGGTAGGAGTGCGACATTCACTATTCGTCCAGGAACAGTAGCTTTATTCACAGCCCTCAACATGGGATGTGGTGATGAGTTCATGTTTGAACGTGTAATCCTTGAAGGTGGTGGAACACCTGATGGTATTTTATGTGAGACTGATGGTACAGAATTCTGCGGTAAAGTGACGGAGATAGGTTCTCAATTACTTGGTTGTGGGGGTTACAAAATAGGTGCTTGCGATAACGTGAAATACTTAACTGTCCCTGGAAACTATCGTGTTGTAATGAACTGTAAGGATGAGATGTTGGGGAAAGCTTCACTGCACTTCACATTATTGGACGCGGAGATTATGTCGTATCAACCATCTGATATGTTATTGAAAGCTA